CTTCTGATGTTAATTTATTTAGTTCTACATATAAACAAGATCCAATAACAAGACAACAGCCTGGATATGCAGGAAAACCAGGTAGTGGAATGAGAGTTCCTAGAGTTATTGCTAATTTAGAACCTTCAGATCGTGTAGGGTTCATAACACCTAATCCTGTTGGATCTGATCAAGCCAGATATACCGAACAATTAAGAAGTGAAATTAGATTAGCTCTTGGAGGTATTGATGATCTAAGTATTACTAACGTAACAGCAACTGAAATTAAATCAGCATATGGACGAGTTAGTGCTACAGCTAAAAAGAAATGTTTACAGATATATCAATATGGAATCTGTAAATGTTTTGAGTTAATTATTTATCAAGAAGAACAAATTTTTAGAAAATCATTTGCTTTTGCGGCTGGTATAAAATATCCAAGTGCTCCTGAAGATTTAGATGATCCAAAAATTTTAGAAAAATACGAAAAACAAAAAATAAAATATGAGCAAAAATTACAAACTGCAATTGATAAAGCTGTTGAAGATCAAGAGATTCCAGATGGGGTTTTAGGACTTGCTCCTGATGGTGATAGAACGGTACTTTGGAGATGGATGGGTCCTGTTTATGAAGATACAGCACAGGATAAATTAAACCAATCTATCTTTACTAGAAACCTTCAAGAATTGGGGGTTGATAGTATAGAAGCACTGAAGTATTTATTTCCTTCTAAAACTGATGACGAAATTGCTGGAATGCTTTCCGGTTTTCCATTCAGAATGGTTGGAGAAGTACAAAGGGCGTATTCATCATTTATTGACTTAATAAATCAAGAAATGAGGACTCCACACCCTCAGCAGCCTAACCTACCAATGGCCGCAGATCCACGCCTTGATCTAACTCCATTTTTATACAGAACATTAGAATCATTACAGAAAGAGGTAACTTATGCAGGACGCTACCGCAGCTCAGACCCAATCAGCACCCCAGACATCCCAGACCCAAGTGAACAGCTACGTGGCTCCTCAGACAGCAGCCCAAGCTCCTTCCGTGGCGACTTCCCCCCAATGGGTGGCACCGACAACAGCACAGGTGGCACCAGCACCACAAGTGCAAGCCCAGATGGGGGTTCAGGGTTACCAATCAGCCCCTACAGCGTACAGCCCCCAAGTACCACAGGCGACTCCACAAGCGGAGAACCCTTACAAGGACGCATTTACAAAGGTGGTAGGACTCCTGAGTTCACCAGTCCAATTCCCGTTCCAGGGTCAACAGTCTCAAGCGACACCAGCAGCAGACCAGGGCAATTACGGATACCAACAAACAACCCAGTTCAGCAATCCGGCTCAGCAGACTTATACGCCTTCGAACAACAGCAACCAGGCATACTCCAACAGTTATTCCCAAACTTCTCCAGAGATAACAGACCAGCAGCTCCTAGCAAACGGAGTAAGCGAGGCAAGTCTTGAAGTAATTAATCACTTTGGTGCTGATGCTCCTGCAGTTTTAAATAACTATGCTTGTCAGATCGAAGATTCATTAATCCAAACAAATCAGCAACTACAAGAAGCTGTTGGTTTACTACAGGAAATGTCAACAGAGCATAAAGCTTACGAACAGATCTTGACAGATCCAGACGTATTAGCTGATTACACTTGTGAGTTCTTTGGAGAAAATGGTCCATATCCAGTAGAAGAAGAGAATGCAGCTCCAGCTGCTCCTACTTTTGCAGGTCAGCCAATCCAGAATCCTCAAGTACAAGCTCAAGCTCCTGTAAGACCTGAGATGCCTGTTCCTCCACAACCACAAGCTCCAGCTGATGCTGGCGACTTCTGGAAGGACTTTGGAGGTGCTGCAGACCGTGATCCACAGAACGCATGGAGATATCTAAATGCTGCTCAGCAAAATCCTGAAGTATTCCGTCAGAAACTTCTTGTAATGGAATAAAGACAAAGGGGTGATTTTTCACCCCATTTTACTTTCATAATATGAAAAAGAAGAAAAGTTCAACAGAAAAAACAGATCAATTTTTAGCAGGGTTAGGCACTGCCGGAGGTGCTATAGGCTCTCCTAGTTTGGTTGGTTTTGGTGGTACTGATATCCAGAGTCAAGTGATGTCTGGAAATATAGATGAATATGCAAATATAAGAATGAGACAAGGGGATACAAGAGTTGGAGAATCGGCTGCCATGCCTTCTGATTTAGATGCATCATATTTAAAATTAAATTTACCAGGATCTCCTTTACCAGTTAATGGTTTATTAGCTCCACAGAATATGGGTGCTGCTGAACAAACTCAAAAGATGATTATGTCTGAAGAGCAAATGTTTTTAGCACAATATTTACCTGCTGCTGGTTTAAGTCAACTTCCTGTAGGTCAGCCTCCATTAGAATCAGAAAAAGGCAAGAAGTAAATGGAACACAAAAAAGCAAAAAAAGCTAAAGAAATGGCAGAAAGTGCTCTAAGAATGATGGCTTTAGAAGAGCAAATGGAAGCTGCATCACAACCTGACTTACAACCAGAAGATGGTTATATCAACCCAATGGGAAGAATTGGTACTGTACCTCCAACATCATATTCACCTGCAAATATGTTAAATGGAACTACGACTCAATCAGTAATAAATCCAGAAACTTAAATAAGTAGAATATTAAGTCAATTTATAATTTATATATTGGAATTTATTTTCCAGTTTCAAAAGAACACAATTCCGTGTTCGCTATCAGCAAACCTAGCTGACTTCTAAAAAATGTTTATAGATAACGATTTTCCGAAGTTATTAGGGGCTGAGCTGTATCGTCCACACCCTGCGTATATCGTAGAAATGGCTTCCGAGCCTGTGGTTGTACATGACTTCACTAAACAGCCTAAATAGTACTGGGCCTGTTACTGGTAACAGTAAACAGATAATAGGGTGAATTGCTGGGACTCCTCCAAAATAAAAGGACAATCAGCAGCCAAGCTAACTTACAAGTTAGAAGGTTCAACGACTAGAAGCCGACAGGTAACTGAGTAATGCTTCCACGAGTGCCCTACATCCTTTATTGGATGAAGATATAGTCTGAACAACATCAATGGTAAAGATGTTGATCCAAAAGATAAAGAGCTTTTGGGATAACAAATTGGGACAGACTGTTCAGTTAGATAGATACAGATTTTTTGGCAATCCTGGCACAAAAACAAGCAGGGAGCGTACTCAAGATCAAACTATCGGTACTGCAAATAGTAGATCTATTGTGAAGGACAAAGTACTTGTATCTCTAAGAGAGTATACAGGTCCAGCTGACCCTAATAACACAACTCTTCCTAGCACATTCAAAATTGCTAGAGAAACTCTAATGACTGCTCAGCGTTTGCTGCTTGATACTGGGAACCTTAATATGTTCCATCAATCAATCGGTTCACTGACTTTATTAGACGATTACAGAAGATGGCGTGACAGAGTATTCATTGATGAATTATTCAAATCTGAATCTCGTGGTGCAGCTTCTGATACAC